GTAAGGGGTATATAAGACCTAGCATATCTTCAGCAGAGTAAGGTATCCAGAATTTACGTTTACCTTTTTGACTACCTATTTGTTTTGCTCTAGCTTCTGAATATACTTTTTGTCTACCAACACCTTCTGTTTCTTCTATGATTCTATTAAAATCATCACTCATTTGCTTGCTAAATCTACCTCTTGACTCTTGAGTTTTAGATTTAATATCAACCACGTTTAATACTCTTTCAACCGAACTAGATTGTTTTATTCTAGGTTTAGATATTTCAAAATCAAAACTTCCTGTACCATCCCAATTTGTAGTTTCCCATATATCTGTTTCCCAACCTAGATCTTTACCTAGTTTTTCCATAAGAGAAGTGTAAAGACTAATTCTACTAGGCTCTGCTTTAGTGGCACTGAACTCAACTCTTTTTATATTAGGATTTTGTTTTATAGCATTAACTAAACCATTGTAAACTTTTCTAAAAACTGCAACAGCATCTCCGGTTCCTGTTATATCTTGAGTTGCGCCAGTTTTAGTTTTTAATTCAAACTCGTATCTATAATCTCCTTGATCATCTACTGGGTCTAAACTAACAACATAATTTTTATCTTTAATGTTAAAACTAGATTTCATATTTCCAACTTCATCAGTAGTAAAATCTAATTTAGTTTTAGAAAACTTACCTGGCTGTATTTTATTTTGTTTTACTAATTGAGTTTTAGATTTAACATCTAATTTAGACATGCTTTCTTTAACGGCTCTTACATTAGCAAGCGCGTCATCTGCAAAATAAAAATCATTATATCCTTCCGCTGCTTTACCTACTAGCCATTGTGCTTTAGCTTCTCCAGTTGAATTACCTAATCCTACTATATTTTCTAATGGTATTTCTAGACCTTTTGATTTTAAAAATTCATATATTGCTGATTGAGCATCAGGATTTCTAGCTGTTAAAACAAATAAATCTTCATTGCCTCTAGCTGCTTTTATTCTTTTAGCTATGTCAAATAAAGGGCCTTGCTCTCCATCTCTAACAGTATTAAAATCTGTAAAATCAAACTCGTATCCTTCATTCAATAGTTTATCTCCTTTTTTAGCAAACTCTTCTGCATTTAATGTTATAGTCTCTCCATCTTTACTAGCAAAAACCAAGTTGCTGCTAGTAGCTAATGTGTCATCAAAATCAAACACTCTAATTTTTTTAACAGGTTGATCAAGCGAGTTAGCTAATTCTAAAGCCTTATCCATTTTACTAAACTCATTAATAAGTTCTGAGTTATTAGTATTATTTGGATCCATTACTTTGCTAAAAAAACCTTCTTGTTTGTTATCTTTAAAAGCTCCTTCTTGTTCTTTAGTTATTTGATTATTAATATCAGCTTGACTAAAAGCTTTAGCAACACTTGCTGGTTGATCTAGCTGTAATGATGATTTTTCTAATCCAGTTAGTTTACTAGGCTGAAACCTAAGTGATATTCTTCTAAAACCTGAACTACCAGGTAAAGCCCTTTTTAGTGGATTACCTTTTGCATTTTTAGTTTTAACTTCTAAATCATTATTGTTATATGCTGCTGGATTGTTAGCTGTGTTAGATCCAGTTGCAAATGACAATATTAAATCAGCAGTAAAAGGTGGAACATCTAAATTTAATGGATTCTCAAGATTAGTATTTGAAGGATCTGTTAAATAATAAGTTCCTAGTCCTTGTATTTGAATATAAGAAGTTCCATTCTGTTTAGCCCAATATAATTCTGAAACAAAATTAGTATCTACTTTCGCGTTTTGAGTTATACGTTTTTGAAATCCTCTAATTTGTAATTCATTGTAGACTTCTTGAGGTATTGCATCAGTAATGTATTTTATAGGAATATATTTTTTGCCAAATAATCTTTTGCCAATTATATTCGCTTCTTTTACATAAGCATCTATTTCAGGCTTAGCATCTTTTAACATTTTATTTAACAATTTGTTAAAAGTATAGTCTTTTTTAATAATTAAATTACCGTCTTCATCGTATTTAGCAGTAACACTTCCAAATCTAGCATTGCCTTTTTTAGCTTCTATACCTATTTCTTGTCCATAATAAGTTAATACTATATCTGCTGCACCTCCAACTTCAGTAGGACCTGCTGATAATTGCAAGCCAGGTATATCATATTGAGCTACAGCATCGTTTATAACATCATATAAAACTTGTTCATAAGCAAAACCTTCTTTTATTTCTAATCCATTAGCTACTGCTTTTATTATATCTCCTATAGTTTCTTCTGGATTTTCAAATAATTTAACTCTTAAAGCATCACTTAGTATTTGAGCTTTTTGTTTATTATCAATTTTTTCAATACCATATATATCGTTTAGTATTTCATCAAAACTTTTACCTTGGTTAGCATCTGAAGATTTAGAAAAGAATCCTTGAGGTATAGCCTCTGCTAATTCACTTGCAGACTCTGCATCTCCATCAATAATCTTTTGCTCTCTAATCTCTTGACTAGATATTACTTGATCAAAATTTCTAACAAAGCCTTTTAATATGTCACTTACACCACCTTTACTTGCTGCTACTTTTTGATTCCAGTTAGCTTGATCTTTACCTGTAATTCCAAAAGCCTCTTTAAATTCAACATCTGATATATTAGGTTTTTTTATTTGAATATTTAAACCTGGTCCTGTCTTAGCTCTTACACTACGTTTATTATAAAACTTTTCTAATAATTTATTTACTACTCCTGAAGATTTAAATTTTGAAGTATAACCTTCAAGTAAAGAACCTTTAGCCATATCAATATTAGAATTTATAAAGTTCTGTATAGCAAACATTTCTGGTTTATTAAGGTCAGAGTTTTTCTCTAACTTTCTAAACATAGAATCTGCAAGATCTTTATCATCTCTAGCTATCATGTCAACTACTTCACGTAAAGCAAAACCTTTTAATTGCTTTATGTTTTTACCTTTAAAACTTTTTCCTTTTGCTTTGTCTCTTATAGACTTAACCACTGTATCTACATCATAAACTTTAGGTAACTTCTCTCTAACCTTAACTCCTTTTCTTTCCGCTTGTCTTATTTCTCTATCAGTTCTAGTGTCTTTGGAAGTGTCTTCTTCAGCTGCTATTTGTAAGGTGCTTTGGTCAGCTCTTACTTCGTTGCTAGTTTGTTTAAAGGTATCTGTAGCTAATTTATTTGCTCTTAAATTAAATAGATTACTAGTTTGTCTACCAGCACCTTGCATGTTTACATCCATGTCTTCGTCGTACCCCTTGTATATCTCGGTAAACAACGCTTCTAAATCTCTTTTAAAATCTTCTCTTGAAACACCCTCTTTGTTCATTTGAGCAGTTCCGTCATAAAGCCTAGATGTTGTTGACTCTATAATGCCTCCAGCTTCTTTTAATAATCTTTTAGTGTCAAACTCAGAGTCTATATCAAAGTCTGGATTTTTTGAAAACTCATCAATTTTTTTATAAGAGTCAGAAATTTTTTGAGCACTTTTAGCTCCAGTAGTTCTACCTTCAGTACCCTTTGCTACTATGTCTCCTACTTCACCCTCAAATCCTTCTTGTTGTCCTTGTGCTATACGTCTTGATTGCTTAGCATAGTCTTTAACAAAGTTATAAACTTGTCTACCATCTTTAAAACCTAGCTGAGCATTAGAAAATCCCATAGGTCTTAATACGTTTTCAACTATAAAATTACCTATTTTAGTAAATACATTTTCATCATATTTAATATCCCCTTTGACAACTCCGTCTACTAAAGCGTTAAAATATTCTTCTGCATTAGCATCTTCTACACTAGTAACTCCATAATCATCTTTTAATCTTTTCTCTACTACCTGTAATTCTTTGCTTGTTAAAGAATTTTTAAATCCTTGTACAGTTTCAGGAGCTACGCTTCCTAGTTGTTTACCTACAACACCGTGAAGTAACTCGTGCTGACCAACTGAAATGTCTCTAAGGTTTTTAGCAGCTTCTCTATTTATATATATATTACCACTATTGTCTATGTAACCAGAAGTTCCTTTAAAACCAGCATCATCTTGTTCTCCTAGCTCTTTCATCTTAGCTTCAAACTCTTTAGATGAATTAAACTCTGTAAAAGTTTTACCAGAAGCTTCAGTTGTTTCTCTAGCTTGTTCTAAACCAGCCTCAAATGCTGATTCAAAATTGTACTGCAAACTAATAGCTTCTAACTGTTCATTTATTTGAGTTATATCTTCTCTTTGTTTTTTTACAATAGCTTTATCAGCCGCTTTATCTACTTGCTGTTGTAGTTTTTGTTTTCTTTGTAATAAAGTGAAAGCTTTTTTCTCTCCTTCAATAGTCAGACTCATGCCATCTATATCTCTCATCATGGCCCCGTCTTGTTTCAAATCTCTAAGTATTGTATTAGCTTGCTCTTGAGTCATAGGATCATTAGGGTCCATTACTTTCAATTGCAAATGCTGAGAATAACCTTCTTGAAAACCTTTATTAAGTGTAAAGCCTTTAGCCATTCTATATTGGCTATCAGATATTTTATCCATTGCTTTAGCTTTACTAGCTCTATAACCTGCAGATATAGTTCCAATAGGTCCACCTGCTAAAAATCCCATAGCTCCTGCTCTAACCACGTTTGACATAGTTATTTCAGTAGCCATTTTATCAAACACTTCTTTTTCTTTCCAAGAATTAACACCAGACTTAATAGACATAGTAGCTATTTCTTGCGCTGCTTCAGTTACAGCTTCAGCGCTACCAGCTTTTAAACCAGCCTTAGTTAAAGCGTATACACCTGTTTCTAATCCTTCTTCTATTATTTCATTAGTAGCTTTTTTAATGGCGGCTTTAGAAACTTGTTTGCCAGCTAGCTTGCTCATTACTTTACCTAACACACCTTTTCTAACAACTGAACTAACTCCTTTAGCTCCCATACCACCTATCATACCTCCAAAATAACCACCAGCACCTTCTATAGCACCATTAACAACACCTATTGTCGTAGCTAAACCAAACCTTTCTTTCATTGATAACCCTTCAAAGTCTTCACCCATCATCTCTTCCATCTCACCGCCAGCTATAGATAATCCCATTAAAGCTCCATAACCAACAGCTCCAGTGCCTGTTAAACCAGCGGCTAACATCATGCTACCCATTTCGACCATAGAAGTATACACACCGCCAGCAACAGTAGAATTAAACTCTTGTTCATATTCATTAGTTACGTCAGCTCCATACTTTTCAGTCATTTTAGATATAGCCATTTCAGCTTCTCTTGCTAAAGCTTTTTTACCTTGCTCAGGATCTTCACTCCAATATTTTTCAATGTCATCTTCTTTTAAAGCTAGCATACCTCCATTAAAGTAAGATGTTATTTTATCCCCAACGCCTAGTATAGTGTTTGCTGTTATACCAGCTATATTACCTTTTTCAGCTTCTACTACGTATTTTTTAGCATTTACTATTTGTAGTTGTGCTTGTAAAGGTTGTATTTGACTACTGTACATGCCACTTAATCTTTTGTCAGTAGCTAATATATCTTGTTCTGTTTTAACTAATAAAGCTTTTCTTTGTGCAATTTCTTCGTTAGATAAATTACCTTGTTTTATTTCGTTTTGTAAGTTTTGTAAATCTAATTTATAAGTATTAAACGCAGCTTGATTTTGTGAATACTGCTTGTTTACGTCTATTAGCTGGTTATTTAGTTTTTGTGTTTCTTCTTTTACAATGTCAGCATCATAAATTGCATCAAAGTTTTTTACTATATCATCAGAAACTTTTTCTTCTTTAAAAATATTAGTAACCCAGTCCCAGTCACCCTCTCCTTTTTCGTCTTTAGCAATTTTTTCCATTGCAGCTACATCTAGATCTCCATTAGCTATAGTAGCCATTTTCTTAATACTAGTAGGATTATAGTTGCCTTTATTTAAATCTAAAAAACTTTTTAATTTTGCTGCTTGTTCTTTATCACCTACGTTAGTCCAATTATCTAAAGATATTTCAGTTGCCTGACCATTAGGCGCATACACTTTTATATTGTCTCCAATACCTGTTTCTTCAAAAGTAAAACCATAATCACCATATAGGTTATTTAGAGTGCCATAAACTTGCTCTTCTTCGTGGCCTACTATTTTAGCTCCAAGATCTCCGTCTAATACACTAGTAGGTATTTCTCCTTGTTTAACGTTAGATAAAGCATTATATAAATCTTTATTATACTGCCCTAATTTATTATCATATGTAGAGCTTTCGTCAAAATTTCTATAACTAGCTATTCCACCAGCCTCTGTGTTAAAACCAACTTCTTTCTGAGCGTTTAAAAATTCATTAAAAGGTTTGTCTCCTGCTAAAATTTTTTTACCTTCAACACTTATATTATCCCACTCTCCAGATTTACCTAATTCAAAATCTGAATCTTTAAGTTTCATCCTAACTTCAGTAGGTAGATGATCAAAAGACTCTATTAATAAAGCTTTATTAGGATCATATCCAGAAAGCTTATTTTTAATTCTATCTCTATACTTGTCGTCTGGACTAATTTCAACAACTTCTTCTATAACTGGATCTTCAGGTATAAGCTTATCTGTAGTACTTACTTCTTGCCCATCGCCTGTTTCATCTTCTATTTTTTCTACTATAACAGCGTCTGGATATGTAGACATAAAATCAGAAAAATTATTATCATCTATATCGTGCCACAGTTGACCTGTGGAATCTCGCATTGTATATTTTGGCATAAAATTTTATTATGGATTAGTTACAGTACCTCCACCTTGTTGAGTAGGTTGTCCAGCTTGACCAGGTTTTCCTTGATTTTTGAAAGATTTAGACGGCGCGTTCGCGTTTACACCTTGATAATCAGGGTTTAAATATCTTCTTCCTTTATAGTTAAAAAATTGTTGATCAGAACTAGGCTTTGGATCTACTGATTTATAAGCTTGCTCTGCAGCTTGAGATCTCCTTTGAGAATATATGGTTTGTTGATCTAAGTTTATACCACCTTCATCAGCCAAAGCAGCTCTTATACCTTCAGCAGTATTAGTTCCTGGTATTGTATCGCCTTGCTCATCAATTATAGAACCTATAACTATTTTATTATCTTTAGCTAACTTGTTAGCAAACTTAGTTTTTTCTTCTTTAGTGTCTAAGTCGTTATATTTGTCAAAATCCTCTTCATTCATCATATCAACTACATAGCCTTCATCAACCACACTGTATGTTTTGCCAACTGGATTTACCTCAGTTAAAGCAGCTGCTATTTTGTCAGGATTACCGACCAGCTCGTTTGATTTTTCAGCATATACATTGTATCTTTGTTCTCTAGCTTGATCTGTTAAACTTGACTTAGTTGCTTTACCTGATCCAGGTGCTTTGTACTTTCTAGTAGATTGTATCATTTTAATACCATCAGCTGCAGCATTATCCTCTATAGATTTATTAGCCATCCATTTAGCAGCTTCATCTCTTTGCTTTTTAATATTAGCTTCTGTCTCTTCAGCTGTAGCTCCTTCAACATCCATCCAGTCTGTGTCTTTACCCATCATATCAGCCCAAATGCTCTGCATACGTTCTTCATCATCTAAGATGCCTTTAAATTGATTAGAAGCAACCATTGATTCAGCAGCTTTAGCTCTTTGTTCAGGTGTCATAAACTTAACAGTAGCCTCTTGATCACCTATTCTTTTTGTTTCAAACATTACTAAGTCTGCATTGTCCTTGCCGCCAGGCTTTACAGTGTTATCATAAACACCTTTTAAAGATTCAGATATATCAGGAACTGTTTTAAAATATTCTTTACCATTACTCTCTAAATTTAACAATTCATTTATGTTAATCATAGCAGCTTCTTCATCTCCTTCACCAGGTTTAAATAAACATAGCTGACCATTATCGTCAACTATTTTTACATTACCACCTTGTGATAAAGCTAATAAAACTTCTTGCTGAGCAGTAGGTACTCTTGAACTTATAGCGCCAGGCTGTCCAGGCGGTATTTTTAAAGCTTCTTGTAGTTGTTTAACTTGAGCCATTATAGGAACAACAGAATCTTTAAATTCAACTACTTGATTATTTAAATAAGACAATGTTCTATTACCTTCCATTTGAGATATAGTACCGTCTTGTATACCTTGTTTAATTTTAAAATACTTTTCTGTTTGATCACCAAAAAAGTCATTCATGTTTTGATCAAAAGTACCGTAACCAGTTTCTTTAATACCAGCTACTTTATCATACATAGCTCTTTGTTCTGTGTTTTGTTTAGCGAACAATTGTTCTTGCTTAGCTCTTTCAAGTTCGTTTTTAGCTATTAATGCAGCAGTATTTTCTCTCATAATTTGAGAAACACTTTTTTGTTTAGCTATATAGTCAGCGAACTGTTGATTAGTTACTTGTTGAGGGTTAGCATATGCACCCGTGCTTTTTGAAGCTGCACCACCTCTACCTAATGCTCTACCGTAGTTTTGTACTTTTGCCATAATTTATATTTTACCCGAATAATTTACCTTTTTTTCCAGTCAACATGTCGGGACCAGTTAAGCTCGATGCCATACTACCAACTGCACCTATCATCTCTTGATTAGCTGCCATTTTAGCATTACGAGCCATCATTTCTCTGTTTTCAGCATTAAATTGTTCTGATTGAAGCCTATCCATTTCAGTAACATCTCTAGCTTCTTGAGTTTCAAATTTATAAGCTTCACCTTGAGCTTTGAGTTGTTGTACTTGATTAGCTCCTTCAGCTCTAGCATCGTTATTAGCTTTTTCTTGTTTTTGTATATCAGCAGAAATACCACGTTTTGATTCTAAAGCAGCTCTTGCTAAGGCTGTTGCACCACCTGAACCACCACCAGTTTGCATAATAGTATCAAGAGTATTAGCTAAAGCAATGTCAGCCTCTTCAGCTTGAAACTTAGAAGCTTGAGTAGCGACGCCTAAATTTTCAAACTCATTAGCCATATTTTCATAAGGGTTAATAACTTCTTGCCTGTTCTTTTCTAATTCTTCTAAAGCAGTTTTAGCATCGTTAGCTTTCGCTGCTTCTGCTTCCATTTGCTTTTTAGCTTCGTTTTTTTGCACTTGAGCTCCTACCATGCTGGTGATACCACCTACTGCCGCTCCTATTGCTAGTGTTGTTGCTACTGCCATATTACAATACTTTTGTTAATTCGTAAGAGTGTTTAGTATCAGCCTTCCACCCTAGTTTTTCATGTGTTTGTATTAGTCCTTTATGTTGCATTACTGCAAATAAATATTTATAATCAAGAGATTTAACTAAGTTTTCAGCACCAGTTATAAGAAGCTCTATAGCTGCTTTTCTGTCACTTTCTCTATACTTTGGATTAGATACTATCCATTCTAACAAAGCTGTCTTAGAATTAGTTAAATAAATAAATCCAGCTACTACTGGTATGTCATTTATTTCTACTATTAAACCTCCATTACCATTTTCTGGTAAAAAGTCTTTTACTGGCGCTTTCCATTTAGGCCAGTTGTCCCACCAAGATACTAACGTATCCCAGTCTTTATCTGTAAGTCTACGTATATTCAATTTAATTTAATTAGATGATTGTACTTGATTTGAAGACACTGCAAATATTTGTTTTTGCCCGCCTGGATCAGTACTTGAATCAGTTGATAATTTAACTGTTGCTATAAATCCTTTTATTCCACTAGTTGGGTAACCTCCGTAAGAATCTGGGCCAAATACAACTTCGCCTGCTCTTACTTGGCTATTGCTTTTTAAATTAGCAACATACTTACCTTCTTTTAATTTAAAACCAGCTCTATATATTGGCTCTGTTAAAGCCGCTGGATATTCATTACCGGCACTATCATAAGCACCTTCATAGTAACTATTTACTATTACACTACTATCATTGTAATTTACATATGATGGTAGGTTAATATTAGGGTTTACATAGTTGCTAGGAACTTCTTGAAGTCCTCTAATGTCAGATATAAAACTTTCACCTTGCCAACCATTACTTCCTTCATAGCCTAGAGTTAAAAAGTTTTTATTTACATTTGGCTGAGGATTAAAAACAAAAGTGATAGAAGATTTAGCTGGAGGAGCTCCATAGAAAACATTTCTATTGTTTGATGATCCTTCAAAATAATGCTGGTATATTTCACCAGACTTTGTTGTGAAAAAAGTATTTTTTAAACTAAACATTTCACCTGGTCTATAGCTATAGAAGGTTGGCCAACCTAAAACACCTTCATCAAAACTCAAGGTGTGGTAGTCTTCTTGAGACTCTTGTTGTATTGACACTATGTAGTTTCTATCATATATGTCCCAAGCTCCTTGTATTTTATCTTTCTTAAAAGATCTAAAAATAACTTCGTCACCATCGTTTATTTCTCCAGGAAAATGAGTTGTTAAATAAACATTATTGGCTTCAGTGGCTGTTACATATATAGAGTATTCAAGTCCATTAACTATTAGCATAGAACCTGTTTCAATATCTAAATTTGGAGAAGTTTGCAATTCTATATACTTAGGATCTGGAAAAACAGGTGGATTACTTGGTGAAGATTTATCTCCATTAGAAGTCTTTTTAATATCAATAGGTTGTTGAAGCTCGCTTATGTTTTTTAATTGATCTCTAAAAAAGTTAGACATACCATATTCTGATATTTCTGTCATGCCATCGTGAGATAATCTAAGTATAGAACCTCTGTCTTTATCTGCAAAGTATTTTCTAAAGCCGTAAACAGCAAATGATTCTGGGCTTTTACTTATACCAAACTCTCCTCTATAAGGAATTATTTGACCAATTACAGTTCCTTGTGGAAGTGTCTGTGTACCGCCTTCAGATGTATATATTTGATCTTTATCTATTAAAGCTCTATTAACTTTATCTTCTTGAAATATTATTAAGTTAGTATCTTCAGCATATAGCTTTTGTATACTACCTTTATGAGGGTCAGCAGATTTTGTTATTGCCTCTCCTACAGAAAAAACGTTAGTATCATTTAATCCAGTTCTAGAATTATAAACGCCTGAATATATCAAAGCATTAGGTCTATATTCTTGAGCATTATTATCTTCTTTTAAATATGCTTTAGCACCATAGTCAGTAGATACGTTGTTATAACCACCTTGATACCTAGATTCTTCAATAAACCAGTTTTCTACCTCGTCATAAACGCTATTTTCAGAGTCACCAGCACCAGAAGGAAACACAGGAAAACCTGCAGAGCCTTGATCTGGTGTCCATGGTAAACCAGGAAAAGCAGACCCAAGTCCTCCTCTGTTATTGGGATCAGTTTCATCTAAATGACCAACATATATAGTCTTTTTTAACCAAAAAGAATTATAATATTTAACGTTTAATCTAGTTGCCATAATTATTGTACTTCAAAATATCCAGAATAAAAAGTTTGAGCGCCTATTAAACCTGCATCTTGGACATATACTTTAAAAAGAAATATACCAGGTCCATTACCATCATTTGCGTTCTTTAAGTTTGAAACAGTTGCGGTATCACTATTAACCTTAAACTCAATATTAGACGATGTGTTATCTATTTCAAATAAGATTTGTGAATTTACTGTACCTGATTTTTTTATATCTGTTTCTGCGCTTGTTGTATTTGTATTCGTGCTTCCACTTCCATTAAATATTTCAGTGATTTTATTGACAGTTCCTAATGAAGATCCTGGTTGAGGATTGCTAGCAGATGGGTTAAATGTAAATATAGGAAATGGACTACTAAGAGATCCTTCACCTGAAGGAAAACCAGTTTCACCTATGTGTAAATATTCTTTTAAGCCAACGCCATTATTAGGCACAGTAAAAGTTGGTTCTACGTTACTTAATAACATTTGGTGAGTACTTGTGTTACTTTCTCCAGATGTCGCAGTTCCTGTTATGTTAAAGTTAAAAGTCCTAACGCTTGAGTCAGCTCCATAATATATATTAGCATCTGTAGGATTATACCTTATTCTATACTCCTGTCCTAGAGGATCTGGCTTAAGTATCTCAAACATAGAAACAGCAGCATTATTACCATTAGTAACTGTCATGGTAGCAGTTGCGTCAGGTACAACAATTCCTGTTCCATCGATCACTTCAAAGGGGTCTGAAATCCAAGAGCTAACACCTGGAGTTAAAGATTCTAACATAGCTAAGTTAGGTTCACTTATTCCTGATGGTTGACCTGCTGTATCTGTTTTTATCTCATCATTTAAAACACTTATTCTATCTGAAGAACTAGACTCCCAATATATATCTATTTTAGATGTAACTGGATCTGTTTCAAATACGTTTAAATTTTTAGAAAAACTAGGTGGAACTGCTTCTTGATCAGTAGGCGCAAAACCTACTAAAAAATTTGTTGATAACTGAGCTACAAAAGGATTGTGAGAGCCTTCTAAATATAATGGGTCTACATAATCTGTTCCATCATGAGGATAGGAAGAGTCTGCTGGTTTTTTACTTCTATCTGAAGTCCAAACTCCTAAATCGTTAAAAGACATTATAGAGGTTACAGTAAATTCGTTTAACTCTCTTACTTGAGAAGATTCAGTAGTTGCTAAAACAGGCTTATAAGGTGTTACATTGGTAATGTCTACTATATATTTAGTAACTACTCTAGGGTAAAGCAAAGTTTCACTTCCGTATATTTCTTCTGTAGGCCCAACGTCAGCAAGCTCTTTTGGTATTTTATTTATATTGTCACCGTATAATACTATATTACTAAAACTGTTTGATCTTGGGTAAGTTGGAAAATTCTGTTGAGTTTGTGCTTCACCTTTAAAAGTTATCTTACCAGAGCAAGCGCCGGGCACATAAACATTATAATACTCTTGTTCTTTTTGCTGAACAACTATTTTATAACTATAAAAACCTAGTGGATTATTAATTGACCACACGCCAGGATAACCTGTTGTGGTTTTATTTTCAGGTATTACATCATTAAAAAGTAAGTTTAAGTTGTTACCTGGCCAGTTTAACGTGCTTGTAAGATTTTCATAAGGAGAATATATAGATGCAAAATTGCTAGGACCAGTTCCAGATGCCGATGTAGATCTAGTTGGATTTCTTAAAATTACGTTTGATGATCTACCATATCTATCAACTAAAACAACTCCTACTTTATAAGATCTATTTTGTTTTAATGTGTGATTAGGATATTCTTTTTGGTCAAAAGAACTAGAGCTACTATCTGGTTTATCAGTTATACTTATGTCGTAATCTATAAAGCTTGGTGACTCATGTTTTTCTATAAAATTACCATAAACTACTCTATTAGAAGTAACCGCTTGAGCTAGAGCTCTTATAGGTACTTTATCATGAACTCTTGTAGCGTCTGCATCTGGTAATACTTTAAAAGGTTTTTCAGATTTATAATTGTACTCATAAAATTTTTCATTACCACTCTGGCCTTGGTTTATGTACCAACTACCAGCTTGGTCTATTTCAATTTCATCTACAACTTTTATAGCTAAACCATCTGACTCTTTTAACAGTATTTGTATAGATTCTATTTTAAATTGTTTTTTAAATGTATCAAGTCTAGACTGAATATTTGTAGCGCTACATAAATGCGGTAATTCAAGCTTAAAAACAGCTGAAGTTACTTGGTTTTCCATTAACTTATTTATACCACTTTCTGCAGTGTCTTTTTCATCTCTTTTTAACTTATCATCTCCATAAGCACTGTCTAAGAAGTAACCATATTGCTTAGGTACAAAAGCATGTTGTGTAAAAGGTGCCATTAAAGAGAACTCACCATCATCAAATTTAAACCTATAACTAAACCTAATAAACTTATTTCTTAAATAATCTTTATCACCTGAGTAATTTTGATTGTAAATAGGATTTTCTCTTTCAAATTGAAGTACATCATTAGTTTCAAATGGAGGTCTAGTAGGCGCGATGTTTGTTCCACCTTTAAAAGTTGCAGCTGCTTTATTAGCTGCAGACATTGACTCAGGACCATCATTATCTGAACCTATAGGATATTGAAAAGCTACTTTTGGAGGAAAAGTATTGTTAAAACTAACAACTTTAAAGTATCCTAGTTCTGGAAAGTTTATGTTCTTAAATCTAGATGGAATATCTAATTGGGGATTTTGCTCTTCTAAATTAAGTTCTCCTGGTGTTGTGATGGTGCTGAAAATACTAATACTATTAGCTGGTAAATATTCACTAGTTTCATCCATTAAACCAGGTGTAGAATTTAATCCAGATCCTTGTATAAAAGATATAGGAAACACAGGAGATAGCTTAGCTACTGATATATGATCTTCTGTTGTATAATAAGGGTCTGGGCTAGTTGCAGAAGATCCAATAGCTGTTTCTACATTTATTTTTCGAGGTTGATTCCTATTGTCTGTAAAAAACAATAGATCTTCTATCATATCTATACCAGTTATAGGATGTGTTTTTGAAAAATTTAAAAAAGCTCCTTCAACAAGTTTATCAAAATTTGGAGTATTGTTGTTTGAAGCAGTAGGTCCTTCTATGTATGCTATAACACAAGTAGCAGTTCCTATCTGCCTACCTGACGCTGTTTCTACATTACCTATAGCTCTAGCGTCCAACTGATTAGGCGACCCATCTGAGTGGTTGGTAGCAAATATAAATATTCTATCTTTGTCAGTATCAACATAAGTACCAATAATTTCTACACCCACTCCAAAGTCGAAATTAGAATATATATTATTTCCTATTATATTCTCAACAACTCCTTCATCTGGCCCTTCACTTTTATTTACGGATATATTTCTACCATCTCTATATTCGCCGTTGGGTAAAAGTCTTTCATCTAAGTCTTTATTCATTTTAGACTTGACAAATACATTTCTTACTTCTGCCATATTAATGCTTTATCCATTTAGATTTACCTCTCATAGTTTGTATCATCTCACTTGGCTTTATATTACTTAAACGTATTTTAGCATTTCTAAGTTGAGCTGATCTATCTCTTTTAAATCTTTGAACTATATATTCTTGAACACCTGATCTACCTGCTAATATAGAATAAGCTATATGCATGTACATTGCTTCTTCTGCCATTTTTGGCACTTTAGTATCTAAGTCAGAAGCTAAACCATCAGATATGTATTCTAGTATTATAATTCTACCTTTTAAATCACTAGAAAAAGATATTACATTTTTTCTTTTGTCTATGTTAAACCATCCGTTGCTTTGAGATACAACAGGATCTAAACCATATCTTCTTCCATAAGTTTCTTTTCTCCAACTCCAGTCATAAACATTAGCATTATAGAAGTACTCGTCATAAGCTCCATTTATAAGATTATCATTAGAGTTTTCCCATCTTGTTCTAGTAATTGATTGATCAGCCTCTGTATTAGCTCCATATATGTCTTGTAGAAAATCACCGTTTTTAGCTTGTAGTGGAACAGAGGTAGGGTCAGTTGTTAAATTGTTTGCTGGGTATATTGGATGTAATACTCCCATGTTATCAACAAAAGACATTCTAACATAATTAACATAATCTTGAGGTATAATAACAGAATTGCTTGGAGGTAGATTTAATTCTAAAGTTTTTATACTGTTTAAAGTATCATAGCTAAATTCTTGTAATCCTCTTTTAGCATGAAATATAACGTCAGTTCTTTTAACCAGTGGTATTAGTTTTCCAATACCAGTGTAAGCTACTAAAAAATTATTTACTATGTCATTTAATTTAACATATTCATAACTTCCATAATTATTCCATAGTGCCCCGGCTTTTAATACTACTCTTACTAATGTTGTTGGCGAGTTAGCAACAGCTACACTAAGCGTTATTGTTTGTTGATTATATGGAGGATTTACAGTGTTGTCATTAACTACTGAAATATTAAAAGCATAGTCATTAAAAGTAACACCATTATCTGTACTTACTTGTACACCGAAGTTAGCAGGCTCTGTTGACGTAGCTAAAGTTAATTTAGGTTCAAATGTGCAAGTAAAAACAGTTTGAGGAGCTGCTGTAACTGCAAACATTTTTTCTCCTGCATAATATTCTTCGTTAGTCTGATTAATTAAGCTCATTTATTATTGTTTTTGATTTGCTCTGTCTGCTTGTAATTGGCCTGATGCAGCTTGAACTATTTGAGGATCTCTTATTACTATACCAGCATACATTAATATAGCTAAAACTACTTCTGTAAACTCAGAGTTGTGTAGTTCAAAATCTACAGTAGGAGGCGTATTGGCATTAAATATAAACTGGCCAAGATTACCTACTGTATAAGCCCAATTTATGTCTTCTGGAACCTTTATATACTGAACAGCCACATTAGCTGTGCCAGCATTTGCTTTGGTATTTATAATATTTGGATATGCTTGAAGCTTATTGTTTTCAAATAAATATATAGGAAACTGTTCGCTTGGTGTAACTAGCGGAGATAGTCTTAGATTGTAAAATTCTCCTCTATCTACTCTTTGAATTTCAACAGGCATTCTATTTTTATCTTCATATGTAACAGATCCTACTATATGAGTACCAGTTGGTAAAGTAAAGTTGTTGTCGGCAAGAACATAAGTAGCGTTACCATCTCTTTTAAATATGTTCATTTTTTCATTTAGGTTCATTAACCTATTAGCGTAGTCCACATCAGTTTGTGGCATTCTAGTATATTGATTCAAATCTTCAAAATACTTTTCAAAGATTTCTCTTTGGACTTGTGTACCTATTCTATTGAACTCTTCAGGTGTCATATAACCTCTTTGTTCTTTATTTAGTATAAGTAATACAGTTTTATATACTTTATTTACACTTATTGCCATTTTAATATTTTTAAAAAAAAGGGTGGCGTTAACCACCCTAAATTATAATCACTTGTTTATTTTAGTTTTTTCATTATTGAGTTGTAAACTTCAAAACCTTCATCTGTTTTAAACCAAGCAGCCATAGCTGAATATGGGTTTTCTTCAAAAGGAACATTCAATAATTTCTTACTATTACTAGCCCATGAAAAAGTTCTTTGATCTTGAGAAAGTAAAACTATATTTGATTCTACTGCTATAATAGCAACATTTCTAAGTTCAACATTTTCATCTTCTGCTAGATCTAAAAGCAACTTAGGATTTCTCTTAGCAAAAAGTAATAAATCTCTTTTTAACTCTTTAGAAGATAGTTTATTCACTTCAGATCCTATCTCAGTTCTTAATATAGCTTCTGCTTTATCAATATCCATATCGTATGCCATATTCATAGCAGCTATCTCTAACTCTAGACTATCATATTGATCTTCAGCTTCTATTACAGCATCATGTTCTCCAAATATTAAATTTCTATGCGGATGCTTTAGTAGTAATTCTTGTAAGCTTCTTTTTTCTTTAGGCACAAATAAATGACCATTAGAAAAAACTATATGAGAAAGAGTTGAAGTTCCTTGTTGCTCATCTACAAATACAGATTTTTGGTTAGTAGCATATCTCATTTCTCTTTCGTAACCTTTTTCTGGGTCAAACCAAACTAAAGGGTACCTACTAGTATGTCTACTAATTATAGTATAAGTTAAAGGATTTTTATTTCCTAATAAATAATAATTTCTATCTTTATATTCCCAAGTATCTTTTTTTACCTTAGGAGTTTCAACAGTTTTTTCAACTTTTTTTACAGCTTTAGCTGTGTTTTTCTTTTCTTTTGTTTCCATAATATATAATATAATTGTTTTTAAAAAAACCCCGCCTAAACGGGATCGTTATGTTTTTATTTTTACTTGTAATTTTAAAGGTTTATAGCAAGTATTAAGCCCCTCCAGGTTACGATGGAATTTGAAAATCCGAAGAATCAACACTGCTACAAGTTACTCCGCTTGGCAGCTCTATAGTAGGGTGTGAATTTGTTTTTTGTGCAGCTTTTATAAAAGCTCTATTAATAGACTGAGTTATTAATACTCTATTGTCATTAGTGACACCATTAATATTTATTCTCCAACAATTACTATGTGATCCCCAAAATTTTGGTATTTGCCAATAACCATCTACATTACCAGAACTAGGTGGTACAACAGTTGCTATTAGACCGGCCAAAGAATCAAAAACTGGCAGATACTGCATCTTATCACCTTCATAAGAAATCATATCCTCTGTTAGCGTAGTTGAAATAGTAAATTCATTTTCGTTTTGTAAATCAGGATTTCCAGCTGGTATTGTAAAAAATACTACATCTCCAACTTTATAATCTACTGTATTAGAATTTGGACCGTTTTCTAATGTAAAACTACCTCCAGTTTCATGAAAGAAGTTTACAATAAGTCCTTGTCCATCTCCGCTCGTTTCTGTTTGGAGGGAGTTTACCGGTGTGTATTCACTTCCGTTAACCAACCCTTGAGTTACGCTCCAATCATCCCACAAAGGACTATTATAATCAGTTCTTAAACCGGTATTAACGGTTGGTATTTTTATTATATTTCCCATTGGTTTAACTTTTAGAAAGGTTTGTAAAAGGAATATCAGACTTCAAAACTGCTCCACTAGGCATTTTAAAATTTACTAAAGAGCTAGGTTGTTGTTGTATATTTATCAAAGCGTTTTCTAAAGCTAACTTATCACTTTCAGTTACATCTTTGTTAAAATCAAGTTCTAATGCCCAAGGCTTAGCATTATTTATAAGCGAATCATAAATAATTTTTATTTTACTAGAACCACTACCTTGATCACACCTATATGCTTGTTTGACATTTACTGGAAGGCTTCCTCCAGCTTCCCATGCTATATTTAAAATTGAGTTTTCCATTTATTATTGTTTTAAAAGATCCTAACTAAGTAGGACCTTTTATTTGTTTTTTAGTTTGTTATGACCAAGCTTGAACTATTCCAGCACCGTTATATAAGTAGATAGGATCACTAGGAAGAGTCAAAGACACTGGGTTACCTGAAATTCCATTAGCTTTGTCTATAGCTCCTATAAAAGCATCTACATCAGCTTGAGTTCCAGTTCCATCTAAACTGAAATATAGCTCATATCCACCAAAGTATTTGATAATTACATCTCCACCGTCATCTTTCACCGAGGCCACATTGTCAGCTGGAACTAAAATTGTAGATCCTACAAATTCTGTACCACTGTCTGGTCCTGCTGTTAATTTTACATATCCCATAATTGTATGTTTATTTTATTTATTTTATATAGCACTTACCTGTGTTCCGGTGATTAAAGTGCTTAATGTTGCTGGAAAAATACCTTCTCCTGAAGCACCATTAATTAATTCTACAGCATCAAGTATTTTATTATCGTCGCCGTCTCTTCCTCTAACTGGTTGATTAGCACAGCTAATAGTTATCTTTTCACCATTAACATAACTAACAATTATTGTGTTCAGACTTAGATTTGTAGAAACACTACCTATGTCTTCAGCTGGAAGCAAGTCAAACTCACTGTTTGCTTTTAATAATTTTACATATCCCATTTTTTCTTATTTTAAATGTTAATAAAGTGGAGAGCGTTAACCCTCCACATTTATATAATAATTAAGCTCCTTTAAATAACACGAAGTTATTAGCAGCTTGAGTTACTAAACATCTTTCAGATAAGAAATTAACTCTCATAGCATCAAGATCAGAAGTATAAGCACCACCGACAGAGCCAGTGATCCATGTTTTATATCTTCTATCTTCAGTTTCAGAAGCTCTATATCTTACATGTAAGAAAGGACGTCTAATGTTAACACCCATCATTTGGTCATACACAGTTGTAGTTCCAGCAGGTATCATAACACCGTCAATAGCATTTGATAATCCTCTAGTAGAGGCATCGTTTAAATATTTCCAGTCAGTTTTGTAGAAGTCATAAGAACCTCTTCTAAATCCTGAAAATCCAAAGTTTAATGCCATATCTTCTTCATTGTCAAAAAGACCATAAGAAGCAGACTGAGTAGAAGCATAACCTCCACCGGCCATAGCACCGATCATATCATCAAAATCTAAAGCAGTAGATCTAGATAAGAAAAGCATGTTTTCTTCAATAGCACCTTGCTTGTCTAATTGCTTAAGGATAGCATCAAAATCTCCTAATGCACCAGCTCCAGGAGCAGCAGCACCAGCAAAACCAGAGTATACATTACCTCTATCTTCAATAGCGGCAAATAAACCTTCTGTACCTTTAATTTGTGAATTAGCACTTGTAGGACCGTAATTGAAGTCTATTCCAGCTTGCGCCATTTTTTCACCTTCAACCATTGCCATTTCAAGATAGTCATCAAATCTTAATCTTGTTTCAGATTCAGATTTTAGATACCATAAGTATCCAGATGTTCCATCTTCAGTAGCAACTTCAACCCAACCAATTTGAGCAGTATCAGATCCATTAATCTCAAAGTTGTCTTTAAGAATAATTGGTGAATTAGAAAACTGAGTAAATTGTGGCTGAATAGATCCTTCCATTCCTACAGAACCTTTTCCGTATTCAGAACCATAAACAAAAAGATTAGCTAAGTTTGCTCCAGTTAAAGCAGCGGGAAAACCAGCAGCGTTAGTTTCATATAAAGTACATTCTAAACTGTCATTTGTTTTACCAGCAGCACCAGAGTCACCAACTTTTTGAACTAAAGCTTTAGCAGTAACTAAACCTGTAGCTCTATCAGCAAGTAGAATAGTTTGCCCCTGTCTAACAGCACCAGAAGTTGAATCAGCACCTGGATAAGCAGCGGTTAAATCAAGAACAACTGTAATATCAAAATTACCAGCAACAGTAGCTGAAACGTTTGAATAACCTACGTGTAATCTATTTTGTTCAGACCAAATAACTTGATCAGATGTCATAGGCATTTCAGCGCCTACCATTCTCAAGAAACCAGATAAAGTTCTGTTTCCGTATCTTTCTACTTCCGCTTCATAAAGCTCAGGTAGATATTGTTGTGCAAAGTTATTAACTGGATCTCCGCCTGCGGCGTCCCCGTTAAAACTAAGATAATTGTCCTGCAAAGTTAATTTTTTCTGCGCAGGAGCTAATGATGCAGGAAAACTCCCGCCTGTATTAAAACCCATTTTAATTTAGTTTTTATTTTTTTATTTTACGTTGTATTTTTAACTTAGAGCTATCAACACCAGAAATAGCTTTCACCTTAAATCCACCAACATATACATCGCCTTCAGACGCTGGCGTCCTAGACTCTAAGTTTATGTTTTTAGATTTTGCTACAACATCCTTAACAGCATCGGCTTTGCCTTGCTCATAAAAATGTTTTGCTATAGTATCTGCATTTTCTGCTGCATAAATAGCTTTATGATAACCAACATGATCCTTTACACTTCCATCTTCGTTTAAGAACTTCTTAACAAAATGAGATAAGTTTGATTGGCTCTTAGCAACTTCCTGAGGGTTTGAAACTCCATATCTAAATCTTTTTTCTCCAACATTAAATTCAAAACCTTTGAATTCATCAGAGAACATTTGATTAGTTCGCTTTTCAAAATCAGCATGTTGCTGTGTTGCTACATCTTGCTCTTTGTTATATCTATTGAAAAAGTCCATTGCTTTCTGTTGCTCTTGAGTAACGCCCGGTCTCAACTTGATCTCGTCGTAATATTTACTCTTTGTTTGCTCTAGAAAGTTACGTGCTTTGGCAATTTCTTCTTTATAAGCGAGTTTCTTTTTCTTTATATCTCGCTCTTCATCCACATCTTCGTCCCAAGAATAATTGTCTTCTAATATAAAGTCAACTTCTTCTCTTTCTAAATGTGGTTTAGTCTGTTTGTAATATTCTCTAAGTAAAACATCTTCATTAATATTAGTATAATCAGCGTTTAATCTAACATAATCATTAATATCACCTCCTGTTTCTTCCATAAATGAAACTAATTTTTCGATGTTTTCTGGTAAAGGCTTCCCTGTTACTTTTTCATCTCTTATAGCTTCTTTTAACTCCTGTTCTACAATTTTAGTTTCTTGCTTAACTTCTTCTTCAGTTATTTCAGATACTGGACTTACACCTTCTTCGGTAGCTTTTTGCTCTTCGTGTGCTTCTCCCACTTCTTGCAGTCCCAGCTTTTGTTCTTCTTTCGTCTCATTAGACTGTAGCACAACTTTCTTTGTTTCTGGCTCTTGAACGGCATCTTCTTGTTTTTTACTTAAATCTAATTTTACTGTTTCAGTAGCTTTGTTTAATTTCTTAGGTCTACCTACTTTTTTCTTTACTTTTAAACCTTCCTTGCTTTCGTCAGTAGGAGGGCCCTTTTCTACTTGTTTTGACATAATATAATATAATAATTAATAAAAAATTATTGTGGAGCAAATTGCTCTAATCCAAAACCGCCAAGATTATCATTTCCAGCGGATTCAAAGTTTGTTGGTAATAGATCATTTTTCTTTTGATCTATCATTTGACTCTGTTGAGTACCTATAAGTTTAGCTCTTTTATCTTTACGATCTTCTATAAAAGTTTCTTTATTTCTTTCAGCTTCACCTTTAGCTTGAGTCAGCTGTATATTAAAATCAAATTCAATTTGCATTAATTGTCTTTTAATTTCAGCTTCTCTTTCCATGCGTTGTATTTCAAATTGAGATTTACCTTGTTCAATTTGTAATGTAGTTTGAGCTAAAGCTTCTTGTTTCTGCACCTCAGCCATAGCTGTTCTCTCTGCAGTCTCTGCTTGAGCTTGACCTTGAGCAGCTATATTAGCTTGTTGAGCTTGTTGGTCTTGAGCTTGCTTTTGTTTTCTTCTTTGCTTTAGTAATTGATTAGCAAGTTTTAAATTATTAACTTGTCTAATATCAATTGCGTCTTCTAAGTATATTTGGCCAGCTTGTAAAGCTACTTGAATGTTTTGTTCTAATTGAGCTTTTTCTTCTTCGTCAGGTACTAAGTCTAAAAATACACCAAAGTCATATAGATGTAAGTTATATATATCCTCAAGCGTTCCTACGTTGTAAGAACTTATGCTAGCTTTTAAAGCGTCTCTAGTTAAATCAAACTCTAAGCAATCTCCAACTCTAAGAGCTATATTTTCACATGTTCTTAATGTTAAATATAGACTTGCTTGCACTATATGTCTAGTTGCAGTATTAGAATTAGCAATAGCTAATTTTTGTAATCCAACTAAAGAATCACTAGCAGGTGTGCTTCCATCTCTAGCTTCATTGAGTCCAGTTACATCTCTTATCATTTGTAAATAATATTGATAAGTTTGTATAAGTCCTTGTATTTTACTCATACCACTAGATGTAGATAACTCTTGTATAGGTACTTTACCAGGGTTTTGACCACCATCTTGTGTCATTGACCTACCAATAATACTACCAGTTTGGAAGTACATATTTAATGCTTCTTGTGGGTTATAGCTAGTTCCACTACCTAAATCTATTTCTGCTAAACCATCTGCATCTAGATACACACCGTCAGGTACTATTCTAGACATTACTTGCTGTAGCTTTAAATGTGTAAGCTGTATCATATCAGCAAAACCAGTTATTCTACTAACTAAAGATTCAATTCTACCTTTATACATCCTAGGAGCGCATATGTTGTAGTTCATGTTAACTTTAACCAAATTAGATTCTGGTCTAGTCATATTTTTAGCAAGCTCCCATTGTAGTAAGTTTTCATGACCTAGTATTTTAGCACCAGAATATAACACTTCAATAGACCTAGACACTCTATCAAACTTATCACTAGCTGGTGGGTTAAAAGCATCTGTTTTTTCTAAAGCTTTTTCTAAACCAGTAGCCGTTTCTTTTATTTTAAATACTTGTTCGCTGTAGGTTTTGTATTCAAAATATAAAACATAAACACTATTATTATCGTCTCTACCTTGCCAGTCAAACATATAGTTGCTGTTTCCTGGGTATTTTTGTATTTTTTCTAATTCGTCTGGAGTTAAATTAGGAAACTCTTGTTTGAGATCTGATAGGCTAATTCTTTTTACTTCACCTACATACCATATGTCTTCAAAGTTAGGATCTTCAGTGTATGAATAAACTAATCTAGCTGGATCAACGTAATCAACAGTAATACCTTCAGCTTTGTTGAAACTTGTTTTAGTACAACCTATTCCTAATATAACCAAGTCTTCGTTTATTCTTCTTCTAGTTAGCTCGTATCTATTTCTATCTAACGTATTGTTTATTAATTCTTCTTCAGCTATTTCAACAGACTGCTTATAATCTAATTGCATGTGAAGCTCTAACTCTTCTTTGTTTTGAGGAAGATCTTCAGGGTTTTCTGAAGAATACATATTTAGACCTAGCGTTTGTTGTATGTTATCTAAATACTCTTTAGTCTCTATATCTCTTAATATTCTATTAGCATATTCTGTTCTAGATTTAAGTGATTCAGGATCCTGAGCATAAGCTTTTATTTCGTAAAGCTTTTCAGACATTCCATTTACAACTATGTCTACAAACTTAGGTATTACAGGAACTGGTTTCCAGTCTAAGTTTAAATAAGATAAATCTCCATTAATAGCTAATTCATCTTTATACTTTTGAACTGCTTGTTCTCCTCTAGCATAAAGCCTTAAGTTTCTAAAATTATTAAAGTTAGTAGAGTATCTATTACCTAAACCAGTTCTAGTTCCACTAAACCACTCACCTTCTATGGCTTTGCCTACTTGCATACCATAATCATAACTTGATTTTACTTCATCAGGAACAACTTGATCTGGAAAAATACTATTACTATCAGTTACAACCATTTATTTTATTATTTGTGAAAAACTTCCTTCGTTATTATATCTTTTAATACCTAGATTAACATTTTTTATATTTCTATCTGCAACTGGTTTGTATAAGTTTTTATTACAAGCCATTATAGCTAAACCAGAACTTATCGAAGCATCATGCTTTGTCCTGTTGTTTATATTAAACTTAGCCCAGTCTTCTAGGGTTTTTTGGAAATACATATCTCCATATTCATTTTCTTTTAATCCCACGTATGTTTCTATATAGGATTCAATTGCAGCAGCATGTGCTTGCTTAATATCTTCGCTTGAATTAGGTATTCCACCTATTTCTTTTTCTGTTGTAGAAAGTTTATTCCAAATTTTATCAGGACGATTCATAGAAAAACCTCTATAACCTCTTCTTTTTAAGTAATATAAAAATCTAGGTTTATTATTTTCAGCTAATATAGGCATGCCATAAAAAACCATAGCCATTAAAACATCTTCAAAGAATATTTCAGCCGTTTGTGGTCTTGATATATATTCTAAAAAGAAGTGATTAGGAGGCACGTCTTCCATTGAAAACTTTGTAAGCCCGTGTAAAGCACCATTAGAACCTTTACCATCAACAGTGCCTGATATATCATAACTATCAAGCCCAAAAGCTCCAATGTGTTCATTGCCAGGGTGTTTAACTCCATTCTTTAGTATCACTCGGTTTTGTAAGTTTTTAAGTGGTACCCAAGAAATTAAAAATCTACCATTGTTGTTTGGTACAAAAACCACTGAAGTGTCTTTAACACCATTAGCCCATTGAAAACTTCCTTTAGTAACGCTGTTTACGTTATTTATTTCTTCGTTATAATCTATTTGTTCATAGATTTTAGTTAAATTAAATAAACTATCTTTTGTTTCATCTCTAAAAGCGTGCTGCTCTGTTCTTGGAAACTGTCTGTAATATTCGTTTAAGCTGTCACTGTCCGACTTAAGTCCTTCAACTTCGTTTTGCCAGTGCTCAATAACTCCTCCTGTAATTTCGTAACCATCTGCTCCTTTAATTGTACTTTCTGGTCTAACGAATACAGGTAATCCATTATTATCGATGAATCCTTCGTAGTTCCATTCCATAGGAATGAACAAGCTATAGAGCCCAGAAGATGTTTGTCCGTTTCTATTTCTTTTTGTAACGTCTGAAGCGTAGTAAAGTTTTCTAAAGTTTTCTCCACCTTTATCTAAAGCATTTGAAGTTGAGCCCATCATACATTTACCTACGATTCTAGATCCTAGTCTTAATGTAGTTTTTGTAACTCTCCAGTTATTTAATATATTATCAGGTCTCTCCCATTTACCACTTTCATCATGAGCTAATAGCTTTAGCTTTTCACCATCATAAGAGTTATCACCAGTATTTTTCCAGTCAATAGTTGTATCAAGCCCGTCTAGCTCTCTTAATTGTTCATT